TTCTCCTATAGTTCTCCATTTCTTGCCAAAAAACTCAACTGTTTTATTAACCCAGTCGTCTGTATTACCCTTCGGTATTCCAAGCACATAAACAGCTTTTCTTCCGGTAAGATTTACCATCTCAAGAACTTCTGTTTCGGTTGGCTGGCCCACTAAAACATTGCTTATAGTTTTTTGCGTTTCAGAAAAAATAGGTAAATTAAAATCATCTGTACCGTTTGCCACTTGGGTATATAGAATTACATCAATGCCATGTAACATCCCTATTCCTCCTCAGTAAAATCTAAAACGCCATAACGCTGCCTGCGGAGACCTAAACGAGATAATTCGGATTTCTTTATAAACAAACCACCACCAGGAACCAAAAACGTTCCGCTGACAGAATAGCCCAATGCCGACTGACTCATCTGAGTCATTGGTTCAGAATCTGTGGAAGTCTGCAAAGTTCTTGCTACAACATCACAACATACACTTTTTGCTACGTCCGCAAGTAACGGCTCGGCCGTAATCATTGCGTCTAAATCTCGGCCAGTTTTCTTGGCCTCGTATCGCAAAGAATTAGATACAACATCGAGCAATGCAGTTGCTCTCGTTTGTTCTTCTGCACTCATCGGCCTCCATAACGTAGTTAATTCCGTAATTGTTGCATAAGCACTCATTATTTTGCCTTTCTTTTGCCTTTCTTGGGTGTAGGCTTGTCTTCGTCAACAGGTTCGGGCTGAGGCTCTAACAGCCTCCAGCCTTCACCTCTGATTTCAGAATTAACATCAATTACTACACCTTTTTCATTGATGTATTTCATCCCGGCACCTCTTAAGCAATAATTGCAAATGCCTTAGGATCTAAAATACCCCAACCAATATATGCTTCAGCACGAAGATATACCTGGTTAGAACCTGCAAGGTCATTACCTGAATTATCAGGGTCACCGTACTCAATTACACGAACAGGAATTTCCTTTGCATAGCCCCACTTGAAAGCAGCAAAGTCACCAACGATAGCTGCGTCAGGTGTTCCACCTGTAGTAGTCTTTGCTACAGTGCTATTTACTGAAGAAGGAAGACCGTTAATTGTAGCAGGCTGTGAACCCCATGAAAGTTCCTTATAAAGCTTGTCGCCAGTTGTATTCTTGAGAGCCGCAAGGCTTGAACGTGTTGCAGGAGACATTGCGATTCCGGTTACGTCATAGTCTGATGCTTCTACTAAAGCGATAGCAGACTCAATATCAACGTCAACAGATGCGCCTGTACCAAGTGTAACCGTCTGTGTAACCTTGCTGTCGAAACAGTTTGTTCCGATTACAGAAGAGGCTGTTGCGGTTGCGGGATTAAGACCATGCATAGCTGCAATATCAAGACCCTTAGCGAGTTTCTTAGCAAAACCTTCTGTAAAAGCCTTGAGAATATCAACCTTTGCTTCATCAGATGCATACATAAATTCATCAGAAACACGAGCACCATACTCAAACTTAATAGGAACGATTGTAACAGGTGTTACTGTTGCACCGCCGTGAGCCTTCTGTGCATTTTCGCCAACTACAGAGATTTCTTTATCAAGAGAGAATACGAATTCCTGATTTCCGTTGAATGCTACGGGAGTATTGTTGCCGAGTGCTGCAAGAGATGACTTGCCTCTTACTGTGTTAAATAAATCTTCTACTACTGTTGCAGGGAACATTGTTCCTTTTGATAATACTGCCATTTTAATTTCCTCCATTAAATGATTTGACCATCTGTCTCATAGCAGATTCAGTCCTGTTTGTTTCTCCGGTTCCTGCCGGTTCTCCGCTGATTTTAGGTGTGCGGACGGTTGCACCTACAAGATTTTTAAGCGATTCTGCACTCTGGCGTAATGCATCTTCATCAGTACCCTGTAAAAACTGAGTAGCAGCAAGTGATAACCCAAATTCAGAAGCCACACGGGCCTTTGTTGCCGAAAGCTCATAAGCCTTGATTTTGGCATCTCTTTCTGCAATTTGAGTGTCCAAACCAGCCATCTTCTCTTTAGTCTGGCTTAATTCGTCGTTTAAGGAACTAATCTTTGCGTTAGATTCTTCATTCTGGGCTTTTAACTGGTCAAAATCAGCATACTTGGCTTTTAATTCAGCCATTTCCCGAGAATGCTTCTCGTTCTGACGGTTTAATCGGTCCTTCAACACCGATTCAAGCTCCTCCTGAGAGTTAATAGGTTTAAATTCTTCACTCATATTTAATTGTCCTCCTTTGACCGCATGAGTAAGCGTAATTTGTATATTAAAAAAGTCACCATTTGGCGACCTTTTAATAACTGATTTTTTGTACCTTTTTCTTTTGGAAAGTATCTACTCCCCATTGTGCTAATATCATTGAATCCATTAGCGAAATATCTGCTCCAATTTTTATCGATTTAAAACCAAAACCGCCTGCACTGCCTATGGCACGTCGTTCACAATTTGTTACGATATCTCTTAGTCCAGGCTGTGACATATGAATAAGTCTTCCAGCAAACAAGTTGCTTTCAAACGAAGCATTAGCTTTGATCCATTCGCCCGTAGTAACAATAACAGGCGGTTTAAGTCTTGCGTCTTTCATTGCATCGGCAAGTAACTGCGTTCCATTGGCACCGTCAACAACTACTTTTGAAGTAATATTCTTTGTCTTCTGCATGAATTGAATCAGCCAATCATATCCGTCTCTCAATGGCTTACAGCCTATGCCCTCAACAAAAATAAGCCCATCAGTTGTTTTTATTCCAACTGTAAGGCTTACTGTCGACCCGTCTTTATTAAATTTAACACCGATACAAAGTGCTCCAGAAAATTTAGGAAGCACAGGAACCTCTAATGCATCCCATTCCTTTTGAGCAATTGCAGATTTTTGATTATATCTAAGCCATAAACCTAAACGCTGAATATTAAAGTCCGTCTTATCAGAACCTATTTCATCCTTTATGGCTCGTTCAGTAAGTTTGTAACCTAATGAGGGATTAGTAAGATACCACGCATCAACATTATCGACATCAGTTTCCTCTTCAACAGACCATTCTGCCCATCCTGCGTTTTCTTTATTTCCACACAAGATTTCACGTCTTAAATTGGGGAATATCGTGCCGGAACTATATGGTGTGGGAGGTGTTCCCAAATAAATAGTTTGAGGATTTTCAGACGATACAATAGTGTATTTTAACGCACTTTCATGGTCGTCCTGATATTCCTGCGCTTCGTCTACAACAAGTAAATCATACGTTTCACCAAGTCCACCCGTCGTAGTTCGTGTTCGGAAGTTTATTCTTCCTCCTCCTAATTCCTTATTAAGTATAATCCACTCTTGGCCTTTGCTTTTACCGCTTTTGTAGCCAATGGGAACTTCTGCACACTCTTCCTCAATTCCCATTCCCTCAAGCAACACACATAATCGTTCCCATGCTGCACGAGAAGTAGAAGTTCTGTGTGCCGTATGAAGTATTCTTTCGCCCTCCGTAAGACCAAACAACTCACGAATAGCGATTACTTCATTTTTACCGTTTTGTCGTGGGACGGAATACCCGAAACGTGTATGTATCCATAACCCGTCATCATTAACAGCCAGAATGTCGTAAATAAGCTTTTCCTGCCACTCCATTGCGGTCCTGTCTGTTATATTGTAGAGTGCTATGGCTTCAGCTCCACGTGTTTTTTGGTAGGGTAGCGTAAACCCTTCCGTTGGATCCTGAGACCCGTACCGCTTTTCTGCCATTTTGATTTCCCCTTATTAGGTATATTGAATAATTACTCGGTAAACTTACCGATTTCATTATTCCAGGAAAGATTCTGAAGCTTTCCTCTTCTTGGCTGATAATGAATCGTACAAGTACACGACTTATGGCTCCTAAAAAAGTCATTAGGCTGTGAACCATACTCATATGTACCCGAAACTTCAGCACACCACGCACAACATCCGGCACCGTTTCTGCTCATATATGCGTGCATACCCGCTTCCTCATGGAAACGAGCGTTTGCTTTCATTGTGTCCATTACTGCCTGTCTTGATATATTTTCAACTACATCAGGTCCCAGCAACCACTCCGGGTTTTCATCTTCCTGAAGTTTAGTTAAAATTCCAGTTATTCTGCTTTCATCGATTTCCGGCTCAATTGCCTTAATTCCGATATTTGCTTTCTGATTAATAACCGTTTGAACAGATTTACTATAATATGCCGATTCTTTATACGCTTTTGTATATTCTTCTTTAAGTTCATCAATTAAAGAAGTATAATCAACAGCCCCAGCATATGTATCCTGCATCATTTTGCTTATCTTATTGCTTACAACTGAACCATATTTTAAAGCATCATCGTAAGTCGCTGTTCCAGCTTTAGTCTTATCCCAATACCACTTTACTTCATCAGATTCAGTAAGCCATTTTTTGAGTTCGTCTATTATCTGGCTCATACTCCAATAATTCCTTCAATCTTGTCCTTATCAAAATAATCAGGAACAGCCTGATTAATTTTAATAATTGCATCTCCCGTACCACTCATTGAAGCACCGTCTGCTTCAAATACCGGATACCAAGAAGGAACTGTTTCATAGAATTTAACTCTGTTATATGCGAAATTATCTCGTACAGAAGCTGCGACAATTCCGGCATTCAGAAATCCCGTACCAAGATTTCCCTGTGCCTTACGAGCAGTTAACCTCAAATTCTCATGTGCTGCTTTAATTGCATCTGAACTTGAAGGATTACCAGAAGCAAATCCTAAGTCATCAAGAGTAAGTCCCGTTTCACCAGCGAACAATGCTGCAAACATCTTCAACTGACTTATATGAGGCTCCATGCTCTGTTGGGCAAACTGTCCCATTATTGGATGATCTCCGTCTTCGTCCTTTGTGAAAGTAAGAAGAGAAGACATTGTCGCCTTCCACTTGTCCATAGGTTCCGCATCTTCAGCAAGACCAGTAACATACTTCTGGGGATACGAGAAAAACTCCGCAGCAATTTCAGAACGTTTAATGGTTCGCATTGCTCCGTTCTGAATATCCATGCAAGCACGTGATATTCTTGAATGTCCAAACAGCCTTTTTGCATCCGGCCTATAGATAATAGGAACAAGCAAAGGGAAGTTGCAATTGTAATCAACAGTATACTCGTTAATTCCTTTTGAAGTCTTCTCAATAAACTGTGTTCTACCAGGAATAAAATAAGCTTCTATGGTAGGTTCTTCATTCTTATCTCTCTCAAGGACCGCATATCCTTCTGTCAACATTCCTGTTACAGGATCAATAATACCGGTTGCATTTGAACCATCAACGACCTGCATCGTAGGATATCCCGATTCATCCTTTGAAATGTAAATAAAACTGCACGAACCAATTAACGCCGAAAGAATAGCCGAATCATATAAAACGTCCGGGTTATTCATTTTGTAAATTTCAGTAATATTAAAATTATCATTTTGGAATTCTTTAAAACGTAATCTGTCGGCTAAGGAATCAACCGCCTTACCGCACCAACCAAGTGATTCCTGAAACCACTGCAAGTGCGGAGGAGTAGAAATGCCAAAATCTCGGATTACATTTTTCATTTCATAATAGTTATATCTGGTTAACACTCGGCTTCGCTTATTTATAAGCTTAGTCCGAAGATAACCGATTCCTCTCAGTTCTGCCATGTTTATCTCCTTTGGCCATTAATAAACTGGCCCAGTGCAGCAACACCGGGCCATAAGGGGAAGTATTAGAAAGGGAGACAACCCTATTCTACTAATTCTTGTTTATGTGATTTTTTGTTTGTACCCATTTCGCAAAGCAATCAATACACATTCCATCACACTGCATATCATCTTCTTTAAGGCAACTTTCGTCGGGTGATGCTATGCAAAATTCTCGATATAAATTTACAAATTCTTTAAAAGCATCTGCCCTTGCCTTTGATTTTACATTATCAATTAAATCTTCAATGCTCTCCACGTCGTAAGGCATCAATAAATCTGCTCTTATCTGCTTTTCCCATTCAACTAAATCAACAACATTGCCGTAATCGTCATATGCTCTTATCATTCTTCTGCTCCATTAAATTTTAGTTTGTGCGAATTACGATAACTCAACTCGCAAGTTATTGAATAACAAGTTATAAGGCAAGTTAGGTAAATCCGTTGTATTACTTGCCGCACGAATCGTAACAACAACCTTGTCTGCATTGGTTATTG